ACATCGGGAGCTGATATGAAGCTCGTGCCGGAATCAAAACAGGCGTTGAAGCTGTGGAGCATCCGCCTCGCCGTCGTGTCTGCTGCGCTCGCCGCCGCCGAAGCCTCGCTCCCGCTGTGGGAAAGCATCGTGCCAGACGGCGCCTTTGCCGCCCTGTCCAGCGTTGTCGCTATCGCTGCCGCCGTGGCGCGTATCGTGCGCCAGGAAGGGCTGCACCGTGACTAGGGTATGGGCCTGGCTGGTCGCCGCCCTGGGCATCATCACCGCTGCGCTGCTGTACATGACCGGGCAGAGAGACAAGGCGCGAGAGCAAGCCAAGGCCGCCCGCGTCAACCTCCAGGCCAGCGAGGCGACCCGAGAGGTCGATGCCACTGCCCGCAAAGCGCAGGAGCAGGCCAGAGACTCAGCCCAGGAGGTGCAGCGTGAGGCAGACGAACGCCCTGATGATCGCCGGCCTGATGGCCATCTTCGCAGGTAGCGGCTGCGCCCGCACCGAGTACATCGAAGTATCGCCGCAATGCACACCCCCGAGCCAGCCCGCCCTCCCGGTGATCGATGCCGGCGAACTGTGGGACGCGCTAGGGGATGCGGAGTATCGGCAGCTCGAACGCTACGTCAATGGGCTCTGGGGCTATGCCGACGAGCAGGCCGCGCTGCTCGACGTAGTGTGCGGCGAGTGATAGGGCGCTGCCTGCTGGTGCGCCTGGTGGCCAATCTGCTGGCCGGCTTCATCTGGCACAGGGGGAAGTGATGACACGCTATCGAAAGAAACCCGTCGAGGTTGACGCAATCCAGTGGACAGGCGGCAATCTCCAAGACTGCATAGAGTTCTTGGGTAGTTCATTTGGCGGGCATAATGCGCGCCGCACGCCAAATGGGAAGAGTGAAATCAAGGTGCTGACCCTTGAGGGTCATCATATCGCCAGTAAGGGCGACTATCTGATCCGGGGCGTGGCTGGCGAGCATTACCCCTGCAAGCCTGGAATCTTTGAGGCCACATACGAGCGCGTATGACATGCCCACCCTCATGCTCGCCGACCATCCCTGCCTGCCGTGGGTAGACGATACCGACGAGCTGCTGCGCGAGCGTGCGCTGGAATCAGCAAGCGATTGACCGCATAGGGGAGTGTCCCGCACTTTTCCTCGGGGCATTCCACCGATGCGGTGAAAAGCACAAAAGGGTGCAGAGGCGTCGTTGTCTTGGTGGTTATCCGGCTGTTCTACAGCGCGGTGCGGCAGCGGCGCCAGCCAGTGGGTCTAACAGCTCCGTGAGCCCGAGTAGTGAACCGCCCACCGCATCCCAATCATCCACCAGCCGCAGGGGGTGATCCTACGGCTACCAAAGGCCCGGCGCCGAGAGGCGAGCCACCCGGTGACCAGCGCCGACAGAAAGCTGCCGGCGTCCCTACATGACAATCTCGGCCAGGCCGGGGTGAGGTAACGACATGGCAAGGCCAACCAAGTACAAGCCCGAGTATGCAGAGCAAGCTCGGAAGCTGTGCTTGCTCGGCGCCACCGATGCCGACATGGCGGAATTCTTTGAGGTGAGCGAGTCCACTGTCAATAAGTGGAAGATCGACTACCCGGAATTTTCGGAGTCCATCAAAAAGGGCAAGGTGCTGGCGGATGCCGAAGTGGCGACCCGCCTGTATGAGCGGGCGCTAGGCTACAGCCACCCCGAGGAAAAGGTCTTTCAGAATGCCGGGGAGATCATCACTCACCAGACAACGAAGCATTACCCGCCCGACACCACCGCTGCCGCTATCTGGCTCAATAACCGCAAGCCGGACAGATGGCGCAACAAGCCCGAGCCTGACGGTGGAGAGGATGCCCCGCAGCCGGTGCAGGTAGTGTTCAAGGTGCAAGATGCCAGCAACCCAGACCGAGGTAACGCTTAACCGGCCTCAAGGCGACTTCCTCGCCCTGCCCCACAAGTTCCGCGCTTATGTGGCTGGTTTCGGTAGCGGCAAGACCTGGGTAGGCTGCGCAGGTATCGGCGCCCATGCCTGGCAGAGCCCCGGCATCAATATGGGCTACTTCGCCCCGACCTATCCGCAGATCCGCGACATCTTCTATCCAACCATGGAGGAGGTGGCGCACTCGATGGGGCTTCGTGCAGAGGTGCGCGAAGGTAATCGGGAAGTCCACCTGTACAGCGGGCGCCAGTATCGAGCAACGACCATTTGTCGCTCGATGGACAAGCCGGGCTCTATCGTTGGCTTCAAGATTGGGCATGCGCTCGTTGACGAGCTGGACATCATGCCCACCGCCAAGGCGCAAACCGCCTGGCGAAAAATCATGGCGCGGATGCGCTACAAGGTGGACGGGCTCAAGAACGGCGTCGATGTCACCACCACGCCTGAAGGCTTCAAGTTCGTACATCAGCAGTTCGTCAGGTCGCTGCGTGAAAAACCAGAGATGGCCGCCCGCTATGGGCTGGTACAGGCATCGACCTACGACAACGAGAAGAATCTGCCGGATGACTACATCGATTCACTGCTGGAGGCATACCCGCCGCAGTTGATCGACGCCTATCTGCGCGGCCTGTTCGTCAACCTGACAACAGGCACGGTCTACCGTCAGTTTGATCGAGCGGCCAACGCCTGCATGGACACCATCACCAGGGGCGAAACGCTCTATATCGGGATGGACTTCAACGTAGGAAAGATGGCCGCCGTGGTGCATGTAAAGCGCGACGGCGACCCGAGGGCCGTTGACGAGATCATGGGCGGCCTTGATACGCCCGACATGATACGGCGCATCAAAGAGCGGTACTGGCAGTTCGTCGACGGCGAGTATCGAAAGACCTGCGAGATCCGCATCTATCCCGATGCCAGCGGTGATTCGCGCAAGACCGTCAATGCCGGCACCACTGACCTAGCCCAGCTCACACAGGCCGGCTTCAAGGTGGTGGCCAACCGCTCGAATCCTCCGGTGCGTGACCGCGTGAACAGCATGAACGCCGCGTTCTGCAACGCCAAGGGAGAGCGACGCTATAAGGTCAACCCCTACGGCTGCCCGACCTATGTGGATGCCCTAGAGCAGCAGGCGTGGTCCATCAGCGGCGAGCCGGACAAGGCGCATGACGCGGACCACCCGAACGATGCTGCCGGCTACTTCATCACCCACGACTACCCCATCAATAAGCCCAAGGCCGGCATCCGGCGTATTCGTGGCCTCGCTTAATCCAGGGAGCATCCATGCCAGTCAATAGCACCCATCCCCAGTACGATGCGCACATCGAAGACTGGCAGGCGATGGCCGACGCTCTCGATGGCGAGCGCAAGGTAAAGCAGGCCGGCACGCTGTACTTGCCGGAGACAAGCGGTATCCGCGAGCTGCGCCGCGAAGACACCAAGGGCGCCGACGAGCTGTACCAGTCCTATAAGCAGCGGGCCTCCTATCCGCTTTGGGTGAAAGACTCGCTGCGTACCATGATGGGCCTGGTGGCCAAGCAGGAGCTGGAGGTCTCGCTGCCCTCCCCCATGGCCATGCTGGAGGCTGAGGCCACCACCGACGGATTCCCGCTCAAGCAGCTCTTCCTGCGCGTGGTGTCTGCCAGCCTGACCAAAGGCCGCGCCCCGCTGATGGGCGACTTCGACGCCGACGCCCGGCCCTACGTCGCCGAGTACAGCGCAGAGAGCGCCATCAACTGGCGTGAGGATGCGCAGAGTGGCCGGCGTGACCTGACGATGGTGGTGTTTGAGGAAGAGCGCCTACGCGAGCATACCGACGAGTTCAGCGTCGAGACGGACAAGGTTTACCGGGTGCTGGACATCGACGAGGGCCGCGCCCGTGTGCGCCTGCTGGACGAGTTCGGCGCACCTATCGCAGATGACGAGATGCTAGGCCGCGAGAATGGCGCCAGTATCGAGGCGCTGGCCTATCTGCCGGTAGTGTTCGTGGGCTCCACCGACAACAACGCGGACGTGGACGAGATCCCGCTGCTGACCATGGCGCAAAAGGCGCTGGAGTATTACCAGCTCTCTGCCGACCTTCGCGCCTCGCTGCACTACGCCAGCCACCCGCAGCCTGTCGTCACCGGCCTGCCCGATGACCAAGACCTGCGCGTGACCGGCCCGCAGGCTGCATGGGTGCTGCCCGAGGGCGGCGACGCCAAGTACATGGAGGCCACATGTGCCGGCGTGGATGCGGTAGCCCGTGAGATGGACAAGGCCCGCAACGCTGCACTAGAAGTCGGCGCCAAGGTGATGGATAACGGCGTGGAGTCCGGCGACGCCCGCCGCGCCCGGCAGGATGACCAGCACACCACCCTGGTAGGTGTCGTCAAGCAGGCCGCCGCCGGCATCGAGCAGCTACTGAAGTACCTGGCCGACTGGATGGGCGCCAACCCCGCCGAGGTGGTGGTATCCATCGAGCCGAAGTTCAGCCGGGACGACATCGACGCCGCCATGATGGCCATCATCCGCGACCTGACCCTGGCCGGTGAGGTGCCGCGTAGCGTGCTGTTCGAGGCGCTG